AAGTCTGCGTTAGTAACACCGCCGTCCTTAATCTGATTTGTGTCAATCGTGCTAAGTGCCATCAGGTAATCTCCAGTACAGACAGCGTAACGTCTGCCGCTGATGCTTGACTTGCTGTTATCCTCAAGATGTCAGAAGCGTTCATCACAATCTTCTGGTCACCACCAACTGCTACCAGTGACGAGCCAGTAGGAACAATAGCTGACTTAACAATGTGTACATTGTCGCCATCATTGTTAATAAGCTGTACGTTTACCGTGATTGAAACCGCCAATATGTTGGCAATGTTCAAGCCGATGATTGTTGTTTCTGTCGAACTGGGACAGGTATAAACATCTGCGTTGGCTGTCCCCACTGCGGTGTCTGTAAATGTTTTAAATGCGTTAGCCATATTTCTATCCCAATGCTATTGCGAATGCCAACGCATTCGGGTCTTGTTCTGTAAAGCCCTGAACTACATCACTCGCATCCTTAAACACCATCTTTTCTGCCGGAAGTGTGCAGAACAGTGTTCTTGTTCCCGATGTCCAGTTTACAGCGTTGTCTGAATTACTTGACTGAAGTATAGTTGTCCGCGCCAAGGTTGTGCCTGACGCGGTGTACGTTCCTATACCAGTCTCAAAATCAGTGCCGTCTGTACATGTATAGTATGTGGTGTTGCCATCTCCGACTTGACTAAATGCCTCAAAACCAGTCACTGCACCAGCGAGGGTATATGTTCCAGTGCCAGTGGTGGTGCTTGTTTCTTTAATTCGGTCCTTGATGACCAGTGCCATTACTTCAACTCGATAGTTAAGTTACCAGCATTAATGCGGAAAATGTCGCCAGACTGGATTGTTTTTGATGTATTAAGCGCACCAACAAACAACACGTTACCACCAGAACCAAATGTTACAGGAGTGGCTGAAGCGTGAGTCGCAATAAATGCGTGTGTTACAGTGTAGTTTGCCGCCCCACTTGAAGCTGGGAACTCGATGTTCGCGGCGTTAGTAATGTTCTGTGTGTCCGAGCCAATGGCTTGCGGAGTCCAGTTTGCGGCTGTAACTTGCTTGCGAACATAGTTGGCATCCTGACTGGATGTATCCACTTCGGTGATAACGGCGGAGCCAGTTTCACCAGTGGAATCATTGAAGTTGGATACTGCGGTAGCTAGGCCAACGTACAGGCCATCACCCGGAGTAGCGAATGAACTGGAGTTGTTCTTGAATATGAAATCCAGAACCTTGTACTCCAGAAAGGAAGTTGCGGCGTTTGCTGTTGCCATTTGATTAACCCTCGTTTCTCATGTAAAAATTATCGACTGAGTTGCGTTGTTGCTGTTCTTCGGTAATCCTCTGAACTGCGGCTTGGTACATAGACAAGTACCCTTGTTGCAATCCTGCGTTTCGATTAAACATTGACGCCTCAAGGAGACTTCCATACAGGAGTGCATCACTCGCATTGTCGGTCAACCAATTAGTCAGATTGCTTGATGACAGTGCGGGTAATCTACGGCGGTAACTAATCTCTACTGGTATGTTACTGCTTGGTGTTGGTGCTACATATATAGTAGTATCATCAAAGTATGCGTAATACTCTGGTGTCCCTGTCACGGTTCTATCGGGCCAGAACTCCATCATAAACTCATCAGAACGAAGCTGTAAGTTTACATGTGAACCTGTGTTGCCTGATGTGTAACCCACCTTTGTCTGTAGGTTCTCAAGAGTCACCATGTCTGTAGGCATAGTCAAGAACGGGTCATTTGCAGAAAACGCAGACAACTGCCTACGTCTAAAGGCTGGTATCTTCAAGTCCCTAGACAGGCGTAGTTCGGTAAGGTCGATGAAGGTATCAATAGAGTTTGAGAACTCCGTACCATCGTCTTCCATAAAGTCCTTAATGTTTTGCACAAGTGATGTATAGTTCATGGTGTATTTGCCTGTCCGCCCATACCAGAATGGTTTGTGCAGTAATAGTATAAAGTTGGTGCGCCTACAGCTACGGTAATCTCAGTGTAAGCCCCCGCTGAACCGGGCGTTCCATTTGTTGAAACACCTGTGGTGTATTGTGAACCACCTCCGTGAGTGCCGTTGGCTGTTGTACTGAACCTAAACGGGTGACCGCTGTTAGAACTATCAGATTGGTCAAACCTATATGTCTGCCCTTCAGTCAATGTTAGTGTTGGGCTTGCCCCTGAAAGTCCAGCTATGTAATACTTATTACCGCTTCCATAGCTATTTGTGCCAGAAGCCACAGTTACCGTATATGTTGTTGCCGCCGAAGTTACTGCACCCGCTGTTGTTTGCGTGAAGACAGAACTTAGGCTTGCAGTTGGTGATGCTACTGACATATTGCCAACTGTTGTAACTAAAAAGCTAGATGTCATAGATGCGCTATTCAGAGAAAATCTGTTTTCTCCAGCGGTGTGCGGATATCTATTTTGAAAAGCAATTATGTTACTTGCTGGTTCAATTCTATCAGGCCGTGGATGGCGCAATGCTTGCGGGTCAACAATTCTTTGTCTGCCCAACTGTAGCTGTGGATGGTCCTTATCCAAGCACGATGGGCAAACCCTAAGTCCATTTGGTCTCTTGTTTTCTATCTGTTCCTTTAAATCCTGATATGGATACTGTTGTCCACAGCGGTCACATAAAGCAACAGATTTCTTACCCGAAGCATATCTAGCCATTACTACTTCTTAGTCTTGCCGCCGTACATCATTTTCTTTGCGGGTTTTTTCTTAGCCTTCTTCTTGGCAATAGCTATTGCGGCCTGTTGCTTCTTAGTCTTAGACACCTTCTTAGCGGCCTTCTTTGTGGGTCCACCCTTCTTCATTTTGCCCACGCCATCAACGGTAAAGGCTGGAACTTTCTTTCCATCCTTCATTACCATTGGCATCTTGGTGCTACCGCCAGCTTTCATGCCCATGATTTTGCCGCCACGCTTCATGCCCTTAGACATCATTGTCTTGCCACCGCGCTTCATTCCCTTGGACATCATTGTCTTGCCACCGCGCATCATGCCCTTAGGCTTCTTCTTCATCTTCTTCATCATCTGTCTCCGCATAAAGGTTGTTGAAAACCCGTGAAGTATCATTCACATAGTTAGGGTCTTGTTTAGAGTGATGGACCCACTGGCTTGGCCTAAAGTCCGGCGGTCCTTCTCCTGTAGCAAACCACGCTGGATTTGTTACTCTAACCCGATTGTTTGGCAGGGCTACAATATTCCCTGTCCACGGTCCCGCATCCATCAACTCAAGCACATGACTTTGCTTGTGTTGGGCGGGGTCGTCCGCTACCTCTGTGTCTGTATAGTCGATAGTAAAGTAATACTTTGCAGGGAAAAAATTCCCATCTATCTTTGCTTGCCAAGGACATGGTGTGGCCCTGTTAAGAACAAACACAGAATGATGATGTGACTGACAGTCCCACGGTTGGGCTAACTCAGTCGGCATTGGTTCAGGCCACTCTTCAAATGGCGTATCACCTACGAGGGCAGTGAGAGGCATCCTTGCCCACATTGCACCACCATGCACATTTTCTTCTTCATTTTCACAACCAGTAAATAAAATTTGAAAGGTCAAGGTTCTCATTGGAAGAGTTGTCACAGCTATCGCCATGCCATGCAAAAACTCTCCATGATATCTATCAAAGTTAGTTGTGTATTCACGCCTTACCCACGTTTTAAAATATGGGATATTGCTTGTAATATAATTCATGTAATGCTTGGCACTATCCTAAAGTCTGAACGGTCCCTGTCTTCAGTAGCCGCTAAATCAAAATCCTCCTCATACATCTGTTTTAACATAGCTACCCTGTCCGCTGTGTCAGGATTTTTTAATGCTAGTTGATATGCTAAACCAGCAACTATAGCTGGAAGAAACCTTGTTGGCGCATCAAATTGCGTAATAGAACCATTCACAGTGTCGTAAATTCTTCTGATGCGGTAATATACTAGTGTATAGTTATTGTTATTTGGCACAGGCCAAACAGTAATTTTCGGTGCGGATACCAATCTTTCAACGTATATTTTTACTGGTCTGCCATCTGAATTTTTTGATGAAAGAGAGGCATATTCACCGAGACTCATCCTAGTTATAGCTAAGTCAGACTGCGAAGAACCTGTTCCTTCTCTTATTGAATGGTCAAGGATACTTACAGTATCTGCTGGTAATGTATATGTTGCTGTTCCAGAAGTTAGGGACAATGTGCTTTCTTCTATCGTCCAAAGATTTATACCTCTGTTTGCAAAGTCCTGAGACAAAAGATTAAGGGAACGCCTTGCAGTGCGAAAATCGTTTCCTGAAAACGCACGGCCTAAACCAGCACGTTCATACGCTTCTTCTATTATTTCGTGGATATCAAGATTGAACGTAGCTGTTCCTGATGTAGCCATTCTCTAATACTTTCTATAGCATAGTCTTGTTCTTCGCGCCTTTCCTTGATGCGTTTTATCTTTGTCAACCTTCCCCGTTCGGAAACTGAGGTGCTTTTGTGTTGACGGTGTGCCTTCTTAATGCGGCGATAACACATACTCTATTTACGGAACTTCGCTGTTTTCTTTGCTATCCTTTTTGGTTGCTTGACGAACTGCTTTCCTGCTTTCGTCCCTTTTCTTTTTGCCCTTGTTGTTGCGGCATATTCCTTTGAGGAGAGAGATTTAATCGCCTTCGTAGGTAAATAGCGTTCACCCGTTGCCTTTGGACCGATTGTGCTGTTCTTACCACTCTTGGTTCTCCATTTCTGCTTTGACCACTTTGACAACTTGTTAGATGACTTCTTCTTTCCAGAGTAAGTTCCACCAGAGTCCTTGTAGTACTTTACAGCAAGTTGCATGGCCCGTGCCGAATGTTTTCCACCCATCTTTGCTTTGGCTCTTGCCTTTGCCGCCGCCCACTTTTTAGGGTCTCTTTTAGTTGCTGTGCTACCTTTTGCCATTACATCCCCTTCAATACTGAAGCAAACCAGACAAGCCAAACAATACCGAGAACACCAACACACAAGACCAGTATAATACCAATTATCTGCACCAATTCTTCCCGTTGTCTCTTGGCTAATTCAATCTGTTTTTGCCTTTCCTTCCTAGCATTGCCCTGAAACTTTATCCAATCATGCCATAGACCCGGCCTACCGCAGTATATCATGTACTGTTTCAACTCTTCTTCTTTTGACTTGAGAGTTTCTAAAGCCATAAACTCCTCAATGTCAGAAGATTGGTTTGGGTCGCGAAACAGTCCGTGCTTTTTCTTGTTTCCCTTTCTCTGGAGAGTGTCCTTTGCGTTAACGAAATCACTTATCGCTTTACCCGCTTTTAGCAAATCTCCAGAATTGGCAACGGTTTGCTTGATAACCGCGAAGGCCGCGTTAGCCGCCATCAATTCTGGTAACACTCTTCCCCCCTATATGTTTTAACTTACAGTAAAATTACCGCCTTTACTTGCGGCACCCATGCCTCTACATGGTCCGCCATGTTTCATTTTCTTTACCTTACCACCGTACATCATGCCGGGTGTGCGTTCACGATTCATAGGGTTCTTCGGGTCAGCATCATGAAAATATCCATTCTTCTTTTTGAACTCAGCAAATGCTTGCGCCTTAGACTTGGGTGGTCTTGGGGTTCTACTCTTTTTTGGATTAACTTGTTCTTTCATGTTTGCACGACTCATCGTCATTTTATCCATCCTACAAATAAATGTGCGAGGGAGCCAACGACTCCCCCAATAGCAACCATAAGCCAGAAGGCACCCTTCCAGCGGTTGGCTTGCGCTTTCAGGTCCGACACCTCTTTATGAACGTGACGAACCTCATCCGATAATGTTTTAATGCGTTCCTCTAGCCTAGCTAGTGTTACTTCTACCGACTCCATCAGCACTTCCACCTACGTCTTGCTTGTCGTAATCTACTGTTTGGATTTTTAGCCGCCTTAGGAAACTTCTTCATCTGACCCGCACTTCTGGCGCAGAAAGACTTACGCCGCTTGGCGTCCTTGCTTCCCTTCTTAGGGTTACCAGTAACTGCTGTTTTTAATTTAGAACCGGGATTTGCCCTGCGATAAGCCGCAACTCCCTTCTTAGTCATACCCGCACCCTGCTTGGTCGGTCTAAAGTTACCCGACTTAACAGAGGTCTTTATAGGCTTTTCCTTTTTTCTAGGCATGGAACAGGGTCACAGAACTCACATTAGTTACATCAACATAAACGTCTGTTGAGAACCTAATGCCGTCAGATGGTATGTTGAGAGTGTTACTCTCGTCTTCCCCTGCCTCTGTAGCTGGAACAGTCAAAGTAAGTAGTGTTGTTCCGCTTGCACCGCCATCCTTCAGAACCAGTGAACCAGCATTGGATGTACGGATATAATAAATTGATTTTACCCGCGCCGGATGATTAACGGCAGTTCCGTCTGCGGTAACTGTTGTTGCTGTAATGTCAGACATTCATTCCTCCGAATAGCAAAAAAGGGGGGCGAGTTGCCCCGCCCCTCTTAGGTGTTTAAGCACCCGGTGAGCCGTAGTAGGCCAGCGGGTCTGAGTAGCCAAAGCTGTAACGCTCACGACCTTTGTAGCGGACGTTACCAGTTTCAAAGTCGCCTTCCATTGAAGTCTTCATTGGAACACGAACAAAGTGCTTAAAGCCATTCGGGATGTCTGTTCCCAAGAACCATGCATCAACGTCTGTCAAGTAATGGTTGACCATGTAGCCACCCGGAATTGAAGACATTGAACGAACTGCATTGATGTCGTTCTTAGCAAACGTACCATCGCCAGTACCACCAGCAACAGTAGAAAGTTCAGACTTCATCAAGCGTTCTGCAACGAACTGAAGGTCAGACGGAATCACCAGCTTGGTCGGACGGGCGGCAATCTTGAGGCCACGCTCGTCTGTCCATTTGCCGATGGCAATGATGCCAGCTTCCAGCGAAGTTTCGTTCAGGTCCACAGCTACTGACGGACGGTTGCCGTTAGTTCCACCGTTTACGAGTGGGTGTGAAGCGTTGAACAGAGAAACGCCGTCACCGCCAACCTGACCAGTAAAGCCAGAGTTGAACAGGTCTGCGCCTTTCACTTCTTTTGTGTGCTGGAACGCACGAGCCAAGGCTTTGGTATAACGTGCAGACAGTGAGTCGTACAGGTTATCTTCAACAGCTTCTTCAGTGATGCTGAAGCCCATTGCCATTGTTTCGTGTGTGTAGCGGCTTGTGTAGGCTTCTTGTGCGTCATCATAAGTGATGGCGGCACCTTCATCCTTCACAGGAGCGGCACCAAAGCCACTCAATTTTGTTTCCTCTTCAAAGGAACGCTCTGAGTTTTCAACCTCAAAGCAAGCACGCCACTCTTCTGGGTAGCGTGCGTACTCCATGCCGAACAGTGCATTCAGACCCGGCAGGAGTTCTTTCATTAGCTGTGCGCGTGCAATAGCCATTTTACAACTCCCTTATGTTATCGCGTCTGCAAGGAACGCATGTTCGGTCTGGTTCATCATAACGATAACGTCAGTTTTGGCGTCACCGATTGTTGAACCCACGCGGTCCACGAAGTCAATTATCTTGAACAGTTCACCACCAACTGATGCTGTTGAAGCATCAAGCTGTACACCAGAATTACCTGTTACGGTAGAACCAGCTTGGGTCTGAACAAGGTCAGCAGTCATGCCGAGTTGCGTTTGTGCAATGGCATCATCTGCCTGTACTTCGTACAGTGTGAATGGATTGACAGAAACAATCGCCTTTATGTCAGAGGCGGCTATACTGCCGGGATAAAATTGCTTGTGAGTCAGTTGACCAGTGGCTGGGTCTGTGTATGACACACCCAAAAACACACCAATCGGATTGACTTCAGAAGCCACAGGTTCACGGACGATAAAACCATCGTCTGTGGAGTTTGCGGTATCAGCCAAACCAACTACGTCACCGTTGAAGATTGCTGTCGCATAGCCTGATTTAATGAGATATTCTCTAGTCGAGCCAGCAAACGGCATACCCCCAAGGAGACCAATCGGCTTCAAACCGCGAGGGGCTGAAGTAGCAGACATTTAAGTCCTCCTAGTTTCAAGGGTTAACAGCCCCTAACCTCATGTCAGGAGCCTTTTCCAAAGGACACACGACTTGTACGCTCTGGGGCGTTAATCGGCATCCGTGGGTTGGATTCCCTCATAAGCTGGTTGTCAACGGAAGTAATAGCGTCTTGTGATTGACGCTGGTAGTATTCATTGCGTTGAGCCGCCATGCTATCGGGCATCCGGCAGAGAAGCAAACCACCAACTTCTACTTTACCTTCAAAGCGGGGGTTCGGGTCAAGAACAAGATGTTCCATCTCAGGGGCTTCTTCGATTGGAACTGCTTCCCACCCCTCACGGAGTTTCTTGGAATAGTTCATCGGGTCGTCTTGGCCCTGAGTTGATATGCGAACCCACTTAAAGGTGAAGCCATCCTTAGGGTAAGGGTCTGGCAACATATTAGGTGGTGACCAATTTTGGGGGCGTAACTCCTGTTCACGCTTCTCTACAGAACGGGGGGTACGAGATGCTTTTGCTGTATCAGACATAAAATGTCTCCTTATTTATCAAGCGCAACAAACTGTTTAGCGTATTCCTCTAGGGGTACACCTAAACGCTTCGCTACGGCCACCTGTGAAGGTGAGAGTCGGACTTTCTTTGAACGGCCACTTTCGTTGCCACCCGGCGTAACTACTGTGTTACGA